ATTCAATAAAATTATTGTCGTCAAAATCGGTGAGAGGTTTTTTAAATAATCTTGTGGAAATTTTTAATCTGTCTGCTCCTGGAGCAGAATAATTATTATAACCTTGAGAATTATCTGCTAAAGATTCGTCAAAGTCTGCTGTTATGATTTCTTCAGATACAAAAAGTCCAATTCTGTAACTTGGAGTGTTTGAATACTGATCTAAAATCAGAGTTTCTTTGGATACATTGACAAAATTGCCACGAATAAAATAAACTCCATTTTCTATTTGAAATGCAGATCCAATGGAGGTTGAATTCGTTGCTGAAGTTATTGCGAAGGGACTACCTGCTGCAATTGATGTGTTTCCAAGAAGACCAGAAGTAAGAGTCGTGTTGCAAGTTAAAGTTTCACCATCCAAAAATTGTTGAGAAGAATTATTTGCTGTGTTTGAAGTCAAATAATTTATATAAAGAGTTATATTTCCTCTTTCGGAGTCAGTTGCAGATAAAACGTAGTCAACGTATGCAGTAACACCTGAAGTTTGACCCGTAATTTTTGTTCCTACTAATTGATCAGCATAGGATGATACGGGTACTCCAAGATAACTGTTATTTAATTCAACTGCATAGTAAAGTTGAGTATACCCAGTGTTTCCTGGTATGACCTTTGCACCTTCTTTGAAAAAATGTTGCCCAAATTTTTCAATTTGATTTTGCAGTATTGATTGCAGAGTTGTGAGTTCTCTTGCTTGAATCGGATACCCTGGTTTAAAGAGAACCTTGTGATAGTCTTTAGCAGGATCAAAGTCGTCAAAATATGGTGCTACATTAAGATTGGTTTGCTGTGACATAATTCTTTAGAACTGCAAAATGACCTTAATATCTTCTTTTTGGTTGGATGACCTAGTAATCGATGGTCTGTTGTCAACATAAATTATGTTTCCAGAATACTTTTTAGCTTCTGGGTTGGAAACACCATTAGTAAAAGTTTGACCAAGATAATATGTCCTACTATTTATTACGGTAGAGACACCGCTAAATGTAGTGCTGATCGAAAGATTTACCGATCCACCAGTTATAGTTAGACTTCCACCACTTGATGGTGATGCAGTAAATTCTTGCAATTCAAATCCATATGTTGGGTTTGTTTGTGCAGTTCCTACAGTATTAAATCCTGCAAGAGATCTATCTTGCCAATATTTCAAAACGCCTGTTGTTTGATCATAACTAACAACCCTAGCAGCAGCAGTTGTTCCCGTTGATACTGTTTGGGTAAAATAAGCGTCTGGTGTAAACGTTGCAGTGCTGTATCCCGTTCCAGTCAGTCTAAGAGCGCCTAGAGCACTTGCTTTATCTAAAGTTAGATTTGATGATGATCCATATGCTTTGGGATTTTCTACAATTCCAACTCTTGCAATTTCATTTCCAGTTATAAAATCTGGATTTTCCGAATCGTTTTCGATTCTGGAATAAAGAAGAACATTATATGCTCCCAATTCTCTATAAATATCTGATCCATGTCCACCTTTTGGTGGAATTATGACATTAAATGTTGGTCTAGTTGTTCCCGTTGGAACACCTCCAGCAACTAAATCCACATTAGCAAAACTGTATCCTGATCCTTGGTTTGATACTGTTATTGATTCTACTTTGGAGTCATTATTAATTACAATAGTACACTCTGCCCCTGAACCATCTCCTTTAATAGGAACTCTAGAATAAGTTCTATTTGCAGTTCCTAATCCAACACCACGATTTGTGATGGTTACAATTTTAATTGATCCATCAACTGCATTAGTTCTTACAGAAGAATTATCTGAAGAAGTTGACCAATCAGCGGGAACTGGTATAAAATCTGATGATTCAAATTTTATTATTTCTGATGGTTTAATAGTGTAAAGATATTTCCAAATATATCCATCTCCACTAGTTCCTGCAGCCCTTGGTTCCAAATCGGTAAAAGTTGGTTCATCAAGTGATGGTCTTCCGTTTGGATTCTCTGGATCTATTCCATTCTGCAAACAAATATAGAGTCTGTAATCACTGTTTAAAACATAAAAATATGAAGAATAAAGATTCGTTGCACCAGAAACTTTAGCAGTATTTGATCTGCTATAGTCATGTCTGTACATGTCATAAGTAGTTCCGGATGACCAAAACCTTTTTGCAATAACTTGTCTGACATCTGAAGAATTAATTTTCTTCAAAGCGATCATTGTGTCCCAATAATCATTTTCTTGATCAAAATTGTCTTTTGGTGCTGGTGGATCCGAATTCCAACTTGTATTATAATCAGTTGGGTTTGTTAATCCAACAAAAGAATAATATGAATTTGTATCGGTTGCTATACCAGCAACAAAATTTTTCGCATTTAAAATTCTAATCTGATCAGTTATAATTGCGGACATTTTACCGTGGTTTTTTTTCTATTTATTAGTTATTATGAAGTATAATTTGAAGATTTAAGTTGATTAAATCTCTGAACAATGAGGGATGTGGTCAATCCAGTAACACCATTATCTGTGTATGCAGTGTAGGAATTGGAATATTCTCTAGTAGATAGAGAAACTTTACCCCAACTATAATTGCCGAAGTAATTTGATGTAGAAATTCCAGATCCAGTTCCAGATATAAAGTCTTCAGAAACTCTTGCGAATATTCTTCTAACAGTTGTAGTGACACCAGAAACGTTTACTGTGGCATATTCTGCAGTCTGAACAAAGTAAACACCATCAACAAATACTGTTGCTACACCAACAGTTCCTCCAGTAGAATCTAGTGATGTCAACGTAGTGGAAGCATATCCAACGTTTGTGTTGTAAACAACAAAGTAATCATTGACATCAAGAGCGCTAAGTGTAGTAATTCCAGCAAATCCTGTAATATTAGAATCTCTCAAGAAAGAATCATATGGAATATGCAAATCAAATATCACTTGAGTTGTTCCAACACCAACTGAAGTGGTTCCAAAACCAACAATTATTCCACCATCACCAGAGAAACTAGTCACCTTATTACCTTCTTCAAGTGAAGATGGTGGAGTGATGAGAACAACTGGTGGATTTGTGTTTGTATAACCAACTCCAGCATTATCAACAGTAATACTAGATACTGTTCCACCAGCTGAAATAGTTGCAGTTGCAGTTGCTTGAGTTGTTGTTGATATACCAATTGTGCTTGCAATACTGACTGTTGGAATTGCACTGTAACCAATTCCGCCATCTGTTATTGTAATTGAAGAAATGGTTCCAAGACCAGAGACCACTGCTGTTGCAGCTGCAGAAACTTTACTATCTTGTGAAATGAACTTCACTTCATTTTGGAATGTTGATGGTGTGGTTGCACTTTCATTTTGTGGATCAAAGAATGGTCTGATGTTGTCAACGTATATTTGAGTTGATCCAACTCCAACAGATCTTGTAATGTATGCAACAGGATTAATCCTTGGTTCGTATAGAGGTCTGTTTTTACCAACCTCTTTTTCATCTATAATCTTATCTTCAGTTTGCCTACACCAAACAACTGGTCTTAATAAACTTGTATCAGAAACATTTCCAGGACCATAATATGGATTTGTTGTAACAACATTTGTTGATTTAATGGTATTGACATTTCTAGTTTCCTCTTGCAGGTAGGATTTTTGACCAATTGTTGAGTCATATCCTATTGTAAGTTCATCTCCAACCTTTACAGTTTCTGTTATATCAGTTAATGAAACATCAACGTCACCAGTTCCTTTATAGAAAATAATTCTAACTCTATCAACTGCTCCATTATCTGGATCATTCTTTAATGGTTCGGTGAAAGTTATTTCACTACCACCAGTAAATGAGTATCCCTTTCCTGGAACTTGAAGTATATCATTAACAAATACCAACAGTGTATCCTGTACATTAATCTTAGATCCTCTTGCAGCCACGATGGAAATTGGATTTGTATTTACAGAAAGTGGGAAAGTTTGTCTATTTCCATCTGCATACCTAATAATATCATCAAGCACTTGTAAAGTTCCTACAGACCACCCAGAGAAATCATCTTTGTCTGTTCTTTGAATTGTTATATTAAATTCTTTAAATGTTTTCGTTGGATCGGTTGGAATTCCTATTGAACCTCCAGATGGAATTGTCAATATTTCTCCAATACCATATCCAAATCCAGTGTTTGAAATTTCAAACTCAATTACACTAGAACCTTGTCCAACAACAACATTAATTTTTGCACTTTGTCCTACCCCAGTTACAGAAGATGAACTATACTCTAAATCAAGATTTGAGTAAGAAAGTGGAGAATCAAAGAATATATCTGGTGGATTTGATGTGGTATAACCAGTTCCTGGATTGGTGATTGCAACACTTACAATGTGACCAGCACTTATAACTGCTGTTCCAATGCTGACTCGGTTGATTCCAGTCAACGATGAAGTTCCAGCACTAACGTTTACGGTTTGAACGCCAATTCTATAACCAGATCCAGAATTACCAATGCTTACTGAAGAAATTGTTCCAAGTCCAGAAATAACAGCAGTTCCTCCAGCAGAAACAAGTGGTTGATATCCAAATCCTTCAGTCGATCCAACAGAAACTATTATTCCACCAACAGGAACATTAGAAGTATTCACATCACTAAAGATTGATGTTGCAGTTCCTGTAAACCTAACAGTAGTTACTCCAGATATTTCATTTAATTCATAATCGTAAATATTACCTGGGGTTTGGAATACATTATTGATCAGTAAAACTGCATTAGATGTTGATATTCCTGTAATATCAGATTTATTTTCGGATAATACAAAAGATCTTGTAATGCCATCAAAACCTTCCGATATGTCATCAAAAATGTAATTATCTTTATATGGTTCATCTGTATGGTTAGTTACACCAGACCTTAAGAATACCCTTCCATGGAAAGTAGATCCAGTTGCAATTCCTGTCCAATCTCTATCATCTGGTGCATTTGATGATCCTCCACCGACAGGAGTTGGACCATAAGGGGGTTCTGAGAAGGTAATAATATTATCAACAATATTATAATTTCCAGTAACTTTCGTCACCAAATCTCCAGTGCTTGCGACTCCAACTTTAGTTCCAAGCCATCCTCTGCTTACTCTGAATGCATTAGTTTGTCCAACACCAACGCTCTTTATCTTAATGATTTCATTATTAATTTTCACGAGGTCTGCGCCAAAGAATGATGTTATTCCACTAAAGTAAATAATATCATCAGTAGATGCAATACTGTCAGCAAGAGTTTGAGTGATTGCAGTTGAAACAACAGGTGATTGTATTACATTATCCAGAGTGAGAATACACTTCGCATTTTGGTCTTGTGCAATAAATCTGTGTGAAGTTCCAATTCCAACACTTGTAATATCCAAATATTCAGGAACAAGTTTTAATGCTTTAGCTGCACTAGAAGCAAGTCTAACTGTATCCTCATCAACTTTGATGACGAAGAAACTTGAAGGTAAGAAAGAGGTTGTGCCTAATCCAACACCTGACCCGTCTAGATCAAAACTGGTTGTTCCAATTCCAATAGCAGATGTAGCACTACCAACATGATTGTATGTAACTTTTTGTCCAGATACAAAGAAGTGATTTGGAATTAAGATACTATCATCACTTACACTAACTACAGTCGAAGAACTTCCTACAAAATATTTTTCAAAAATTGGACTTGATTTGTGATTTAACTCAAAAGATTTTCTAACACTAGATTCAGTTCCGGTGTATGTTCCGAAATTGGTTTCTATTGTTCCATTATTCAGTGAGAGAGTATCTTTAGAATCATCCTGTATTCTTACAGCATTCATGTATACTCTAACTTCTGCATCTATTCCAGCAAGAGGAGTATATAAAAGTTCAACAGTCCCTGCAGCAGAAACTCTTGATCCAAGTGTTCCTAATCCGACCGATGTTTCAAGGTTTCCATATTCAACATCATAAGTATCTCCAGATCCATCACTAACATTGTAGTCATCAACTACAATAAATTCCGATAGTTGATATCTATTGTTTGTTGTATCCGAAACTTGGACAATGAAATACGCTGCGTCATACTCCGCTGGATATGTGATTACGGTCGTTATTCCTGGAGTAGGTGAAGATGTTACTGCAGCAAATCCAGATTGTATTCTGGCATGTTTGAGATCAACAGTACCAATCCCTGTGGAGGAAGATTCTGTAGATATTGCAACTTGTACAGTATTAATAGTTAAAGCAAGACCAACATTGTTTGGAACAAAGTCAACTATTAAATTAGAACCATCGATATATGGAATATAAGTTCCAAATCCAGTGATGGATCCCTCGCCAAAACTTGAATTTAGTTGTCCATATTCTAGCAACTCAACACTTGTTCCATCATGAATAATATTAAGTTCATTAAATTCATATTCGTTGTTGACAAAATCAGCAGCTGATACTAAAACCTTTACAGATCTATAAGTACTGGCTATGGAAACAATGGTGGTACTTGCTATTCCAACCGAAGTTACGCTACTTGTTTGAATCTCTGCAATGTCTCCAATAGATGTAGTTCCAACTCCTAATAAATTATCATTCAAATTGTACGAAAGACTAGTTACATAATAATCATTTACCTTGTACTTAGTTGGATAGAACAATAATTGACCTTCGTCACCAAGTATTGAGAAGTCAAAAGATCCAAGATCATTTACAGTTTCTACTCTACCGTATTGATTAATATATGCAAAAGAATCGTCATGAATAATATCAACTATTAAAAGTTGTCTTTCTCCAGTAAATCTAGTATCTCTAATAAGATTAATATACTTTTGCGATCTAACATTGGATAAAAGGAATGTATTGACGATTGAGAACTGAGAAGTTCTTGGGGTATTATTAAAAGAACCACTAAAATCATCAATCAATAAAACTCTGTTGCCAATAGATTCGAAGAAATCTGTAAGTATTCTACTTGCAAACGTTATTTCATTTGAAAGTGTTTTTGATCCAATTGTTAAGTAATTTTCTGATACTAAATCATAATCAAATACACAATTGAGATCTACAAATTGAGAAAATTCATTAATAATCTCAACAGAAGTTCTGTCTGTAGAAAGACCTACTGCCAGTGAATTTTCATTTATTTCTGACAAGTTTGCTGGAGTTTCTAATTGATAATCAGAAAATTTCTTAAATCCTGCAGTGTGATTTAAAGAACTAACCGCAGTATTCCAAGTATCATAATCTACTTTTGACTTCAAGGAATATGAGAAGTTTTGATAATAAAAACTATCTTGTATTCTCTGTAGGTTTTGATTTAAGAATCCAGAATTGGATTGCCATCCACTTTCAACTTTTGATGCAGAATCTAATTTAAAATTGGAGTCAAAGGAAATTATACTAGATGGAACTCCTTGTGTATTTGAAGATTGTCCTCTAATGAGTTTATCAACAACAAAAGTATCAGAGGTTGAAATTTTAATTTGCTCTAATTTCGCATCCCAATCTTCAACAATACCAGAAGCTGAATCTGAACTTACTGTCTCCCCAATAATGAAATTATTTGGTTTGAGAACCGAACTAAATTGTGGTGTATATTTAACTGGAATAATTCTAGCAGAAATTGAATTAACCTCATCAAAAGTTCCTGGGACTTCATTTGATTCTAAGAATTCTTCCAAACTGTAACTAACAGTTCCTATTCCTCCAATATTTGGAGTAACACTTTCCAAGTTGAAAAATCTATGTTTATAATTTTCGGAGTTGAATCCTTTTGAAGTTGATCCAATTCCAATACTTACATTTTCAATTAATACCTTATCATTTACATTGAATGGGAAAGTATCTGCTGTACTAAATCCAACAGATAAAGTAACAGTGACGGATTTTGTTGATGAATTATACTTTATCGTATTAATTCCAACACCATTGGAATTCTCTGTTGGAATGATTCTTGGTGTCGTATTATTAATTCCACTTGTATTTTTGACAATTTTTACTTGACTATCGTTTAAATTAAATCTAAGATCAACATCAGTGATTAGTTCATCGGTTTTTCCGTCATAAACAACTAATTTTGGTGCGACAGTGTACCCTCTTCCAAAAGAAGTTATTCCAATGGATTCAAAAGATGACAATGGAGTAACTGTTAAAATTTGTGGTAAACCAACTAATGGGGAAAGTGTTTTATCAGATGGGAAGTCAAATCCAATGTCATTTATTTTTACTGTTTTAATTCTTCCAGCAGAAGAACTAGATGCATTAACAATAGCACCTGCACCTAAGTTTGATGAAACTGTAGATATTCCTGGAACTGAGTAGTAATTAAATCCTTTGTTTAATATCTCTAATTTGGATATAGGACCAAGAGCATTTGTAGAACTGGTTTCATATGATAATAGAGATGTGCTCGATGAATATTGTGTTTTTTCTGGAGTTTCTTCTAGATTATAAGTAAATGCATTTGTAGCAGATATAGAAACTTTGTAGTTTCCGTTGTAAGAACTATTTTTGACAATAATTCTATTGTTTGAGAGAACTTCATCATCAACGTTTATTTCAGATTTTTCTACTGGAGGTTCAGACTCATATAATGGATCTAACTTATAATATAAAACTTCTGGGGTCTTCTCATCTACAGTCAGTGTAACAACAGCTGTTGAAGTTATACCAGTTGATCCAGATCTTTGAACATTGAATACTGTTCCATCAACGCCTTTGTCATATTCTTTAGTAAATTTCTCATCAAGATAGAAGTTTAATTCAAAGGCAGAATAGTTATTTCCTTGTTTTGAGAAAGAAAGTGATGAATCAGAAACAGCAAAACTTACCGTAGAATTTTTATATACTGTCAAAGGTGGATTTACTGAGGATAAAGTTCCACCAGATGTACTGGCAATTCCAACTACATTTGGTTTCGCTTGAGTTGCTCCATAGTAACTATTTGAAAGTTTGACGGTATCATCATTTACTTTCACTACAAAATAAACCTGATTGTTTTGCAGTCCTTGGGCAGGAGAAGATGACGTGTGAACGACCTTTTGTCCTGTTGATAAATTGTGATTCTCAATCGTTATGGAACTTGTTGAAGTATTAACACCACTAGCATTGAAAGTTTTTGCATCTACTAATAGTTTTCTATTATAATCATTGTATGACAATGAGAATGATGTGGACAACAATGGATTGACATTGATGTATACCTCATCATCAGCAACTAAACCGTGAGTTTGTGCTGTAGAAACTGTTACTAAATTTCTTTCTATCTGTCCAGTGATAACTGATGTATAGTTTGTTTTTAAACTATGAGTATTTCCAACACCTACTCCAGCAAAAAATAGAGTTGAAGATGATCTAACAGTACTAGCAATTCCGACAAAAGTTCCGGTTGTTCCTAAACCAACCCTTACAGTAGACAATCCAATAAGATCATCATTAACTTTTGCAATAAACAAAGTTGTTGAATCCGAGAGTGTTGTTCCAGTTCCGATTTCTCCTTCCGCTAAAACAACCAATCCACTTACACCACTTGTACCATTAGAAGAGTACGTTACAGTGTCTCCAGTCTCAAGACCGTGGTTTTTAATAAAAATTGTTTTTGTTGGAATGAATATTTTTGTTGCGCCAGCTCCTGTATTTCCTGTAAATACAGTATATCCTATTCCCAGTCCAGCAGTTGTTCCTACACCAACAGACTCAGATGGATCAAAGTAAATTTGTTTGTTCAATTTATAATCATAAGTTGTATTGAATCCAACTTCTACTGATAATTTTCTTGAATCTTCATATAAAAGAGTTGAAACCGTATATGCTGATCCAGTAGTTCCATCAACCTCCCTGAGAACTTTAATTCTGGAGAGTTTAGAATCAACATTTAATATCTTAACTCTTTCTGATTCTATTTTGTAAATGTCATTTTCTCTTATTGTTGGGAATGTTAGGTTTCCTTGGACGTTGAAATACGTTACTAAACCAGTAGCGCCAACTGTCCCAATACCAGAAGAAGTTGTACCTACTCCAGTAACTTGCAAAATGTTTGAAGATATTCCAACAGAGTATATTCCTTCTATTTTTGATGATGTTGTTGAAAGACCTGAAATTTTTATAAGATCTCTATTTACAAAGTTGTGAGGATTATCTGAGAATACAATATAATCCCCTTTATTAGAATTTGGATATATTTCTACGTTGTCGATCGTGCTTGTAGCAGCACTTACATTGGTTACTGATTTTCCAAGAATTCTAGAAACTCTTGCAGATGCGCCACTTCCTCTAGTGTTTGTATTATCAAAAACTACTTTATCATTAACTTTATAATTATTTCCACCAGTGCTAATTCCCAAAGAATCAACATATCCAGGAGACGTTGCTGAAACATCCACCGTTTGACTTAATTTATTTGGTATTTGCAAATAGTCATAAGTAACTTCACCATCAATTAAGTTAAGTGGGTTTGAGTTTCTTCTCCAATTAGTTTGATTTAAATTGATGTCGGTTTGATTTGAAGATTTTTTGAAATTAAACTCATTTGGTGCAGACTCATAACTATTTCCTATTAAGTATGGGAAAATTGGTCTTTTATAGTTTGAGAAAGGTCCAGATGAATCAACTTGAAGTGGGTCAATAGTGGCAAAATACGCATAAGTCCCATTTGGATATTCTGGTGTAACACAGAACCTTCCATTATTTTCATCAAGAACTGTTTCATCTGAAACATTTTTATGAACGTAATCCTGAACAAAAAATCCTAGGGGAAAATGTGAAGTTGGTGGTCTGTTAGAACTTAATTCCAACTCATAACCAGACTTCATTTGAGAAACTATTCCACCTGATTTTCTGGAATATCCATATGGACCATATATTGGATGACCATCGTATGCCCAACCAATAATAGGGGAATGGTAATTTGAAGATTTTTCAATTCCATTTGCTATTGGCAAATCTTTTGCGCCATATAATATTTCTCCAGATTGATCAACAGAATAAACACTTTCTCTTAATTTTCTTGGAGCATAAAGATGTGAATACTGTAAACCATTATCTTCATTTCTAGGGAGATCAATAAATCCATCATCTAAAGTAAATGTGTTAAAATGACGCTCAAAAAGATTAATAGTCCACGTTTGTAAATTTGGTTTGAATGTAACATCTTTGCCAGCGGTTTTTACATTTACCGATGTTTTATTAGCACTATATCCAGATCCACCTTGAACTATAACAACTGATGAAAGTGTGTTGTTTTCGATTATCGGAGTCAGAACTGCACCAACACCATCCCCAACCACTTCTAAATCTGGAGTGGATGCATAATTTTGTCCAGAACTTAAAACAATAACGTCAGTTATTTGACCATTGTTGATAATTGGTTGAACCTGTGCATTTTCTCCAGCAAGTGCAGATATTATTGGAGTTCTATTTAAGTTTATTACTTCTGAAGATCCATAACCAACTCCTTTATTTGTGAGTTGAATTGAAGTAATTTCTCCTCTAAAGATTGGTTGAATAGACGCTTCAAAAGTTTCTGTTCCTATTGAAGAAATTCCGATCTCCCCTTTTATGGAAACTGATATTGGTGGGTAATTAAATGTGTGCGATCCGCTTCCTTTTGCTGCAAAATCAATGTATTGTTTAGTGTTATAATAGAAATCTTTATTTGTCGTTCCAACACCTACTGAAGATAATTTAAAATTGTCATCATTAACTTTTGTCAAATAATAATCTGTGCCGCTGGAAAGACCACTTACGGGGGTTACTGATGCATCATATCTTACAATGTCTCCAGAAGAATAACCATGATTTAATATTGTTACTTGATTTAAAGAGGTGCTAATTCCTGTACTAGCAACAACTCTTCTTTTGTTCTCGTAGTTAGAACCTGGAGAAACAACATTGATTGAATGTACAACAGATTTTTTATTGAAAGACTTCAATAAGTGTTTTCCTTCACCAAAATCAGATAAAACAACAGTGTTTATTCCAGAAATTGCATCAGATTCTGTTGGGTGCAACTTAACAGTTGTATTTCCAACAACAGCAACATAATAAATTGAATTAGTAACTATTCCACTAATTGCTTTTTGATTTTGTGGATCATATATTACTTTTTCAGCGTTTTTAAACTTATGGTATGTACCGAATCCGATTGTAGATTGTGTTGCACCTAAACTTACCTGTGCAGAAGCAATATCAGAATTAAAAGAGACAGAATGCTCTTTCAGAGTCATGTTTGCTTCAGCAACAGCACCAGATCCATTGCCACCAGTTATCGTAATCACCGGAGTGCTGATGTAATCAAATCCAGAATCAATTATTCTTATCTCTTTAAGTGATCCTGAAACAGAAAAATGACCAGTTGCTCCTGATCCAACACTATCTTCTATGAGTAGGTTTGGTGGGTTAATTACATCATAATTTTCGCCTCTAGACGCAATTTCAATTTCATCAATTTGTCCATATAAAATAGAATTTCTTGACTTATAATTTAATATCTCAACTCCATTTATCAAAATTCCAGTATATCCTGGAACAGTATCATTTGAATCGCTTCCATTTTGGGGAGGAGATATTTCTCTTAAAAGTTTCTGCTGCTCAAGTGTTTTGAACCTAAACTCATATGGGGATAATTTATTATTAGATATACTTGTGGTAAAACCAACCGAAACATATCTCGAATTAAATGCGTCGGTTCTTGTTTTTGATAATTTTACTTTTAATTGATCAATTCTAGTTACAAAGTACAGACCCTCTTCAAGAATTCTACTATCAACAACTGTTCTTGATGAAAGTTGTCCTCCATCATCAAAGAAAGATTGTGTTATTAACTCTGGAGTATAATAAACCGCATCACCTGTTTGGAATCCATGATCCCCACTAGAAACTAATTGAATTTCTTGTTCATTTTCAGAAAAAGATCCAGAAAAAGTAACTTCTCTAAGACCAGATTCTAGAGGTTGTCTATTATAAAATGGAATTGACGAAGAAGCAACTAAACATTTATCTCCATCCCTATAAGTGTTTTGGACGTTTGCTGAAACGTAATTAATATTTGAAAAAGTAGTTGATTGTATTTTTCTTAAATTTCTTCTTATCTTGTATGACTGTAATGTTGACAGTGCGCCCTGTCCTTTTATTGTAAATGATTTTTCAGAAGAAACACTAATTAATGTTGCAGTTTTTACACTACTATCGGGAAAAATAACTGATAAAGAATCTCCTTCTCTAAAATAATGTTTTTTTGTAAGAGTAACTCTCCAAGTTTGGTCGGAGGCGTCTATTAATGAAACTGATTCTGTCTTATAAGTAGGAGTTGTGTTAAAAATCCAATTGCTTGATAAGAAATTGTCTGATTCTGAACCGAGTGTTTTTATTTTACCAGTGTCACCTTTGGAGTAAAACTTTGTATTAACTGGATAATTTAATTCACTTAAAACCGAATTAATTCTTACACGTATTTCTTCAGTTGGATCTACCGAGGAATACCCATATGCATATGTGTTAATTCCAATATTACTTTGATCATTAATTGTTCCAGAAATTCCTGTGCTTCCAATTCCCAAAAATTGAGTAAGAGTTTTTGAATGATAGGTTACTACGCCTACTGTTTCGTCATTATAATTAACATAAAGTTCTCCCGAGTTTGGAAATCCAACAGTAGAATCCACATCAATGAAAGTTGTTCCAGAGGAGACATTTCCAATTACTCTTGTTTTTGGATGAACTACAAAATTCCCATAAACTGCTCCATTAACAATTAAGTCTCTGTTATAACCAGCGTCTAAACTTAGTTTATAAAAACTTTGAGCGACTCCTGTGACTACTTTTTCTGCATGAGATATTGGTCCATACGCTTTAGAAATATCATCACCATAAGAATCCTGAAAAAGAGTTGATAGTTCTAAATCTAAAGGATCGCCAATAACACTTTCAACAACTAAATCATTAGTTACTCTATAATCGGCATTTGATGGAGTTAATAGATAATCTCTTGGTTTTACAATCTTTACTTCTTCGCCATATAAAGCTTTAAATAAAATCTCAAAAGATCCATCAGTTCCTCTACTAGAATAGAAATCTTTTGCTTGCTTTATAAAGAGATTTTGGTTTAGGTCTGAACTTAGATCTCTATTTTCAAATCCAGGTAATATTTGATGTTTTGTTTTTGTTAAAAATTCTTTTAAAAATAAAACACTTAGGTTTGTTATTATCGAACCTTTTTCGTGAGTGTCTGATGAAGTTGATTCAAAAACCAATTCATCTTGTTTTGTCGAGTTTTCGTATGAGGATATTCCACTAAAACCACGAACACAACCAGTGAACGTTGTATCAGTTTTTCCAGTGTACGTTATTATTTCATCGCCAATCTTTAAAAGACCATAAGTTTCTGGAAAACCATTGGTTCCTTTTGGTGATGATGTTATATCAACTGTAATCGTTGTTTCGTCAAAATCAATAAAATCATTCAAAACTACAGATTCGTTCAAGTTTGTTGTTTCTTGAACTTTTACGTATCTGTCTATATTTTGTATCAGGTCTACGCTGGCACCTTGAAATTCTTGAGCAATATAATATTGCTTTAAGAACTCTGAAACAAGAGGAAACTCATCCCTAACATAAGCTGGGAGTTGATTCTGAACTACGGTATTAAACTGAACTCTTTTTTCTGCCATTTTATAATTTTGCGTTAGTAACCAGATGAATGGGTCTTAATTTTAAAGTTATACTGTTGTTTCAGTTGCGACACTGGTTCTTCCACCAGGTCTCACTAAATTGCCATTTGGATAACTTGAGGTTACCAAATACGTTGATGCTGATGGATCAATTCCAGATGAAATGTCATCAACAATCACTTCGAAATTACTATTACTAATATCTAGCTGCAAATAAAGATCCTGTAATCCAACAACATCATTAGACTGTGGTGTTGCTTGTATTTCAATGATTGTTTGACCGTCTTTAACTTTTCCTCCTAATATTGTAGTTGGATTTAAAGTTATAATTCCATTTTTATAGTCAATTCTTCCTACGTTTCTCCTTAATATTGTTGGATCACTTGAAGCAACTGAAGGTAGAGTAAATAAGAATAAGGATCCAGTTTCTCTATTAGTATCTGGAACGTCAGAGAAGTAAACATCTTGTTGAATGCCGCTCACTCTAAATGCAGAGGTCTTTATGTTGTATCCATTCATACTCAAGATATGAATTTCATTACCAAACCCAATTGCATATTCTGCTGGAGTATTTAAAGAGACTCTTAGATCTCTTCTCATAGAAACTGTTGTTATGTTTGAAGTTATTGATTCGTGACTATCGTCAATTATTTTCAAAAACTTACTGTATTTAAATCTAGCTCCATATTTGTTCAATTCTGTAGATTCTGCATATTTTGTTGTGTTATTTTGGACAACACTTGAGACATAGTTTGCAGAAGGTGCTACATTTGAATTGTAGTATATTTTTGTATTAATTTCGACGTAAATGTATTTCAAATCAAGAATTTCTGGAACTATTCCAGCAACTGCATATTGCTTTAATTTTGATTTTATGTTTTCTTTGACCAAATTTGGTAAAAAGTCGCCAAATCTTGGTTTTATGCTTATAAAAACTTTTCCATATTGAGGGGGAATCAATTCTTCTCCGCCAAAAACCGATATTGACTCAGTTTCTGGATATATTTTGGATGGAATGATTATTTCATAGTCTCCAGAGGTCAATGCCCTGTTTTGCGAGGCATATATTCTTGGGGCAAACCTTTTAATTGATTCTACAGACTCTATATTTTCTCCACCAGATGCGTTTAAATCGGTGGTCAACAGTGAAATACCAGAAGTTACTGTATACTCAACACCATTTCTTGTATAAGTTAGTTTTCCTGCAAAAATAAACTGATTAATACCATTTGCAGAATCTCCATTTGAAACGATGTATCTTGCAGTAATGTAGTTTCCTTCTTCCAGTGGTTTTCCAAAAAGTCCGTCTCCGAAAATGAGTTCATATCTCTCATCTTCAATTTCTTGTAAGTAAAAGACTTTGGATTCGCTATTTACATCGAGTAAACTGTCTTGAAGAGAATATTTAACTTCACTTGTCGATTGTTGTGTAGATTTTACAGAAACTTTGATTAAATCGCTGTCAATTCCAGTATTAGGTAATATAAATCTTTGATTTAAGTTTCTAGAATTGAATGTGAAGTTTGATTCTAGAAGGTTTCCTTCGTAAATTTCAATCTGGTCAAACGTTGCAATTCCATCGGATATAGTAACTGTCTTGTCTTCTGGAATTGAAAAAACAAATGCTTGTCCAGCAAAAGAACTAGTAGTTGTAGCAACAATTCCTTTTTTTAAAGTAATTGTCGAGGGAGTTGGTGATATATTTGACGTATCTACAAAGAAACTTACCGTAGCAGTTGCTGCTTTTCTTGAGCGAGGTAAGTATCCAATATTTCTTGCAAGTGCTACAACGTTTTCTCTTAACGTAGCACTATCAATGAATACCTCATTTGCAACCATGTTTGCATTATATGAGGTTATGTAAGTGTTATATGCCAGGACATCAAGAATTGTTGAGAGGTTAGATCCCTCAAAATCATAGTCAGTGAAGTTAGAGTTCTCTTTTAGATAGTCTCTGAGTGAGGTTTTAACCTGATCGAAATCGAGGTTAGAGAAGTTGACTAATGACATCTTACCTTGTTGGTTGCAAAACAAACTGTAATTGTTGCGGAGGAACGTCTGCTCCTATTACTCTATAGATTATCGTAACGTCATATGCATTGTTATCAAAGTCTGGAAAAGAGTTGACACTAATCAATTGAACTCTTGGTTCAAATCTATTAATAGATTGTCTAATTTGGTCAGTAATTGATGCCGCATTAATAGTGTCTACGTTTTCAAATAAGGTTCTTGATATTGTAGATCCAAAGGTTTCATCAAAAAATTTCTCTCCAGGAAGGGTAAACACAATGTTTCGAATGGATCTTGCAATTGCGTTTTCATTTTTGAGTGCCAAAAGGTCACTATTCAGAGGGCTGCTCTGAAAAGTCATGCTAATATCCTTAAATCCTTGGCTTACCCTTTCTAGAGGCATTGCGTATTATAAATCTATCTTATTTATTCACGATCTTTGACTTCGAAAAGAGGTTCCGTTCCATATTCCCAGTCATCATAGTCTTCATCATTGCGAATTTTTTCATGAATTTCGTTTTGATGGAAAAAATCATGTTTTTTTGGAGTAAGATCGTCGTTTGCGATCTCACGAAGCATCTTTTTGTCCATTTTGCTCTCCTGATTTTGGTAAATCAGAACTTTTTAAGGGGTTGCTATCCCTTTCTTTAGCAGTTTTCCAAAAATATTCGTCCTCACGACCCATTCCAAGACGTTCAAACCCATTTTCAACCGAATAATACTGTGTAGAGACTTTAAAATCGGGTTGTTTGGGGTCAACAGGGGTCAAACTGTTGTCAAAGATGCGTAATCGGTTGTTTGGATAGAGTGCATATTGTCCATTATTCAACTCAATTAGATTATGAGACTTATGTTCAGCAGGATTTTCACTTGTTGCATAATCAATGACATCAGCATCTTGATGATAGTTGTCAATTGTGCAAATGTAAGTGCCTTTTTGAATACCATGATCACGAGTATAGCACTCAAAGTCCATACTTCCAATAAATTGCTTGTGAATCGATACGACCCCATAATCCATACAATTCCAGAATTGGAGGTTAGGTAGGTTCATGTCAGGAGAGGGGGTCTCCGGGGCGCTTACGAAGGCGCTGATGGGCAATTTATCGTACATTGCAGCATACTCTGGTAAGTATGTCTCAAAATAAAAAGCGCGTCCAGGCATCGATTTACACGACACCCAAACGCCTTTTACAAATTCTCCATGACCACTTTGATGATCTGTTAGATATTCCTTACGCACCCATACTTCTACGGAAGGTAAGTTGCAGATAAGAGCAGCCATTATTGATTTAGAATTCTACTATTATTTACCCTGACCTCTATAACGCTTCTTCTTACCATTACGAGAAGTCGCTGAAAGGAGTGTACGAGCACTTCGCCCTTGACGAGTTTTCTTGGGTGCTCCAGGTTCAAACACAGTTTTATTTGATCCGCCTTTAGCCATTAGATTTCCTCCAATTCAATTAGTTCTGGGTTGATGGGATCGCCACCATAGAAGTTGTCAGCGATACTTTGAAGAATCTCTGTACACTCTTCCATGGTGATATTTGTATATATCTTGCGCCCTTCATAAAGGACATTGTAACATTTCTCTTGCATCAGATAATGCGAGTTTTTTCGTGTCCGACTCTAATCCGAGGATCGCACCAGATATCAAAACCTTGCTCTTTAGCATCAAGACAGAATGAAACGTCTTCACCACACATATCCTGAACACTGCCAGATTCAAAGACTTGCATCTTCGGAGCAAACCAAGGATACTCAAGATTCTCAAAGACACCGTGCTTGATCAGTACCCAACCAAAACCAGTGTAGTCAACTGTGAAGGGCTTTCTACGCTTTGAGATAGAATCAACGGTTTCATGATTCATCACACCACCGTTCTTACGGAAGTCATCTTCTTCTAACCAGTGTGCGACAGAGGTTGTGTGACCATCTTCTGTAGCATACCACCCAGCAACTACTTCGCGTTCGGTGCCATCTTCAGAGAGTGCTAGATCACAGAGTTGCCAGAACTTGTTAGTGTCAAAGACGATATCAGAGTCAATCCAAAGTTGATAATCATACTTCAGTTTACCATCCCAGGGAATTTGTTTGGGACCACGGAGAACATTTGCACCAAGACACTTGCAACGTGCAAAGTTTACCATGGAAGAGTAATCTTGACTAATCTGAATACTCATACCATTCTGTACCATATCAAAGCACAGTTGTACAAAGTTCTTCAGAAAAATGAAAGAACATCCGCGACCTGGAAGGCAGAAGACAATACTCTTCCCTCGCATTCTTTCTTTGATTGCATCAATGTCCCAATCACTCTCCGTTTGCTTCTTGGGAACATTTGCTTTTACAGTAAATCCTTTTGCCATAAGTCGAAATAACTTTCAGTTCAATTTTAACAGTGTATATAGCGTTTGTCAATGGGACGAATTTAATCTTACTTCTCTTGAATTGGTTAGTTCTATGAAACTTAAATCCTCTTCTGAATATTCGGTTTTCATTAACCCTACCAGTTTATTGAGAGTGTCCCACGTAACATGAAACTCCTCTTCCTTCAGAGAATGGAACAAACACTTATCTTTCGCGTATATGTGAAATACCTTTTCCATAAAAAATTTTGGGGGAATTTTTTCTCGCGCCACCTTATATAGTTTCTGATTTCCCTCCGGAAAATTTTTTTGAAACTGATATAACCTTCGCGTTTTGTCACCTCTGTAGGTTAGGGTAGTTTGGGTTTTTTATAACGCCGCCGCGCCGATATAAACCAACCGCATCAATCACTGCTCTTCACGGTATATTCAATTTTAACACATAAGGGGGCAAAGTGTCAACCACTGCCCCACGGTTCGTATCACATTAGAAGGCAATCTCTTCGAGAGTAGGAATACTCTGCCCCAGGATTGGCAGATAGGTGCTATCAGCAACCTCAGTAACATTATCAGCAACGAGTGCATCGAGAATCGAAAGAATCTCACTGCCAGTGTTACCTTGAGCCAGCAGAGAAAGCATCACAGACTTGGACATGATTAAGAGGAGAAAGTGTAATTAACTAGTGTGTGTCTTAAGTAATCAGAAAGGGTTCGTCCAGGTGTTATACTGACGATTCGTAATCTCACCACGCTTGCATAGAGAATCGGTGTAGTTGTTCCAATTCTCACGGGTGTAGACTACATCACCACGTATAACTCCCTGATGGATATTACGGAAGTTATAGAGTGCTTGTGCTTTGGTCATCTTTGGGAGATGTGCTTACACTACTGCTACACTTTACACGTCCCCCCTTTCAGTTACTCACCACCTGTCAGGTCTACTTAAGTCCTCAACATATGCATCACAGTGTTCAGAACCCTCCAGGTTAAATAACTCCTTCCAGTCAATCTGATGTGGGTCGAAGTCTGGAAATGCGCTAATGTCCAGAGTGATCCTATAACGCTGCTTCTGTGCTTGCTGATACGCAACTGACATAAGTTCGCTCCGTGAGTGTACTGAAAGTATTGTAAGATAGCAGAGTGAAACTGTCAATAAGACTGTGCATATTTATGAGAGGTGCTTATACTTTTTGAGGGTATTGTGAGGATTTTGTAATGGCGGGGTGCTTGACATTTCTGCGGGTTGATGATAGAGTGCGGGGTAAGATCACAAGACTCTGACACATTTAGAGAGACATAAATGAGGGGAATTGAGTACACTTATCAGAAGGTTTTAGAGGTGCTTAAATCTACCTTATTCTCAACAATAACCCCTATTGATTCTCAATAAAACAACACTTATTGAGAACAGTATAACAAACTCATATACATTAATTAATACATTTTTAATTGATTTTAACCATAAAAACAATAAAAAAGGGGGTAAAATGCCCCCTTTGTGGATTATATTCAATTAGCGTGATGTTCGTTGAATAAGATCACCAGTCAAGTGAAATGCTTCGCCAGTGTTGTAACGAACGCTAGGAAAAAGAAGGAAGGAAACAATGAAGATAATGCCAATGATTTTCACTTTCTTTGAGTTAATTGGTTTGAATGTGAGATACTTTCTTCTGGACATTTAATCAAGCAAAGCGATAAGCACCATTCCACATTGTGACTTCATTGTTGTCACGAACATACCAAACATGTTGCTTCTGAAAGATACCATCAGTCAGTGCATTACAGAACTCATTGATGAGAACATTCAAGCGAGATTTGGTAGTGTTCGATTCCCAACCTCCATCAAATACAGTCAGAGAAGTATCATCAACTTCAGCGATCAGATTATCATGAAGAAAGACAGAAGTTACAACACATTTTTTATCATCATTGAAGAAGTTGATGATTTTAGTATTGTCAGACTTCCAATCAGTTTCAGACTTGATCGCTTCAATCATTTGGCGTTCGATCTTACGCATTTGAGTTTTTTGAGTGAGTGTTGTGCTTATGTAACTGGGACACTTTGAACGTCCCCCCTTTGGATTACTTAATGACGATCACTAATGTTCCAGGAAGTTGTGGGGGTATGTGATACAATACCAGCGCGAACTTTAGTGCGATAGTCTTGCTGTTCTTTCAACTGTTTCATATACTGTTGCATTGCAATTTGCACCGCAGGATCATTCTTTGCAGTGTCATTAAGTATAAACATATCAGTAGCGATTGTCATTGTTGAAAGGTGCATAAACTGCTTCAACTTCATCCCATTGAGCATCAGTCAGACTACCAACTTGTGCTTCCATGAAGTCATAAACCATACACCAATCTGCATCCATTTCATCAATGAATTGAGGGAGAGATTCGAGAGCAGAGTTAAAGATTTGCATTTGAGTGTCATTCATACTACTAGCACACTTTAAGCGTCCCCCCTTTGGATTAAGTAGTGAGATCATTTAACATTCTCCATAAGATCGCTTAACACTTCCTCATCATAAAGATCTAGAATTTCTTCCTTAATTTCTTCCTCACTGCAAGATTGGTAGGAATCCATTAACAAATCATGTGCTAATGTCATCAGGGTATCCATATCCATATCCTCGATAATTCGCTCACAATAATTATACTTAAACTGTGCAAGTTGTTCGTTGTTCATCATCTTTTGGTGAAGGTAATCTTTGATCAATGACATCAGCAAGCGCAGGCAAGTCCAGAGTTAAAGAGTTGCGGTTCAGTGTGCATATCAGTCACAATGTAACCATAACCATCAACCCTAGAATCTACCTCACGTTGGAAATCTTTCTTGTTAATGTAACGCTTGGATTGCTTACAGTTGGAGAAAGTAACGATCTTCAACATCAAACGATTGTGAATAGTTCCATCCACAAACTTAACAGGATAGAAATCAACAATCATATTAGCATCTTTGGAGGTGAGTTGCATTTAAGAGAATTGCGATTGTGCTTATACTACAGGGACACTTTGCGCGTCCCCCCTTTCTTAACGCATCAGAGCAAGTGCATCATCTTCAGAGAGACAATCTTCAGGCAGTTGGAGATTGCGAGCGCAAGAAACTGCATCGACAAAATTATCAAACTGTGCAAAGGTTTTCTGATTACCAACCCAGCAACCTTTGTACTCATAGATCATATACTCAACTGCAAAAACATCCAGTTTAGTGTTACGATCTACACTGTGCTTGATGTACACTTTACCGTCAGGACGAGTGTACTTGTCAAACACATTGGAGCGGAAAGTACGCTTAAAGTCAGTAGCAAACTCTGCGGTGAGATCAATGCTTTGAGCGAAGAGATTAGCGAAGTGAGTGTTGTTCATACTACTAGGACACTTTAGGCGTCCCCCCTTTGAATCAGTTAGAACTTTGCATTGACTCCTATTACTTTTGCTTTCGGATTACGCGCAACTGCTGTATCCTTTGCATCCTGATAGTTTGCTGCTTGTACTTCTTCAGTGAAGACTTTTCCAGCAACGTATAACTTAACTTCGTATTTCATACAGAGGGATTAACAGAGATTTCTTTGATGTTGAGTCCACAGAGTTGATTGTAGACACGATTCAGTATAAGTTTGTCCGCAGTCTTTGCTTTGGATTTCTCATACCAAATGGTCACACATCCGTCGTTGGTTTCAACTTGAACGCGATAGTTTTTAGTCATTTGTTAAGCGGAGTGAAGAACCAAAGAATAATTAAAGAACCAAGGATTAGAGTTGTCATCAGTAGTGTGCCTCCGAAGAATCAACCAGATCAGAATACTTTGCAATGCCATCATAGCACTTCTTTGCCATCAGATCATCACGCTCATCAACATATTGCTTGAGAAACTCGAAGCAATACTTGATACGCAACTCAGGTGCGATTGCAGCGAGTTGTTGTTGCTGACGCTTCTGATAGTTTGCGTTGTATGCAAACATTTCACGATCTTCGAGAGAGATGTTGTGAAACTTGCGTTCGGTAGTGTTGTTCATATTACTAGGACACTTTAGGCGTCCCCCCTTTGCATTAGTCAAGATCTTTGCGAAGATATTCTACAATTCTTGAGAGATCTTCGATTGCAGTGTTCATTGCAGATTTAGAATAACCAGTCGCAAAAGGATAGGTTTTTTCATAATCATCAGAGGTATTATCTACCGCATAGCATACATTCACTGCATTGGTGAGACTATCAATCACTCGGATCAGTTTATCATCAATTTGCATCATCAACCTCCGAACATTTCATCAAAGAGAGGAGTTTCGTCAAATTGTTTCATTTCACGAAGTGCAACAAGGTGCTGAATGTGTGCGTTCATTGCATCAATTTCTCGCTGCAACTTTTCCTTCTTGAAGTTAATCTCCATGATGGAGCGGTTAATCTCAACTCGGTCCATTTGTGCGTTAGTGTCATTCATACTACTAGCACACTTTAAGCGTCCCCCCTTTCAATCATCGTTGGTGAAGTGCATTAAAATATAATTAACTCCCACACCGATGATAGAACCAAGAAGGAAATATAGAACGAAAGTTGTCATCCCCAAGCACTCATAAACTCATCAAGATGATACACATCATCTGTACTGGTTTCTTCAATCAACTCATCATAACTCATTTCTTTCAACATTTCCAGGTATTCTTCAGGAGTTGCATCATTTTCTGGATCGAAATCATCATGACATAACCACACATATTCATTGTAAAGTGCGTCGATTAGTTGTTCTTTTGATACAGTCATTTTGCTTCCATTTTGTATTCGTACTTTTCTACCATTCTATCACATCCTTGACACCCTAATGCACTCCAACTGAAATGATAAACTCTTTTAATTTCACCACAATGAGGACATTGAAGTAGTCTACCATTGTTTCCAGTTCTTGAGGTTTTCTTGACAGGAATGAAGTTCATTGTATCAATCAACGAGCGTAAAGATAGGAACCTGCCCAATCACAACGCTCAAACATTTGCTCACGAGATTCAATAATCAACACATTGTAACGCTCACCTTTAGCAGGTGCTTTTACACTGGCAGGTTTATACACAGAACCAGTCTTCTTATCAATGAAAGCGTGAATACTGTCACGACGATCATCAATATGCATGAAGACTTTGTGATACTTACGACCCGAAGAATCAAGGGAGTAGAAGTAACCATCAGGAGCAGTCTGCTGGAGAGCATCACACAGCATCAGACCATACTTAACAATGTTAAGTTCAATCGTGTTGCGGGCATCTTGCTGGGCAGCGTAGTCAGCGAAAGTTGTAGTCATTTCAGTTGTGCTCATACTATAAGGACACTTTGCACGTCCCCCCTTTCAATTACCATGCTTTCTCCATGATAAAGTTTGCACGGGAGAACTCTTCACGGTCAACTATTTTGAACGTGCCAAACTTGTTGGTGATAACATAACCTTCATGCAGAGTTGGTTCATTACCAAGCAAGCAACCAATTTCATCAGTCTCATCAATGAAGCAGAACATATCATCCTTGATAGACTTAACGAGTCGCCACAATCTGATCAAGTTGATGTCACAATCGCATTTTTCTGCAATTTCATCTTCATTCACGGACTTTCCCTCACGAATACAATCATTGATTGCCTTCTTGATCTTTGCTGCTTTAGTTTTATTCACGAACTCGCAGAGTGTAGACATCTGCTTGGCAAACTTACAAACTTCATACAAATCTTCGCGGTAAGGATACAATTCCACCGAAGGTTGCACAAACAAACACTTTTTAGTGCTGATGAGTTTGGATTGCAAAGGAAATGCATATGCATCGCGCAGATCATACAATGCATTGTAAATCGTGTGAGGTGCGATGATAATATCCTGAACAACTATTTCAGGAAAGATGTAAGTGATCGTGTTGGGGCGAAAACTATCACTACCGCCATACCCAATAAAATCACCTTGAATGATAGACTTTGTGCGAGGAAGACAATCAAAGCAAGCGTGAAGAATACGCGCAACTTTACCCTCATAGTGCGAATCAATTTCTGCATGAGAATGTGCAATGCGAATCTTTACTTTATTGAAGACTGCTTTAGTGCCTACAAAGAATCTACCAGTCGCAGGATTAGTGCCCCAAACAATAGCAGGAGCGCCATCCATCTTGGTGCTGATGAAACTATCTTGCTCACAAAACCAATCAAGAGGTGATAGATCACCAGTCAAGATTACGTCTTCTGGGTGTTCAAGATGGAGATTCTTCATTGCGTTTCAGTCTATACTATAGGGACACTTTATGCGTCCCCCCTTTGTGTTAGAGAGGAAGTTTAGCGACAGATTTACCTTTGCGATGCTTCTCAATAAAGTTAATCGCAGATTGACGATTGCGACACTCTTTGATACATCTACCCTGATGAATGATTGCTAATTGTGTATCGCTCCCAATAATAGGCACAGCAGCATAACACAATGGGTCTTCATATTTGCCAACCATAAACCCTTGCTCTACAGGTTTAGGATCAAGAATGTCGCTCTTTTGTTGTATTAGTTTCATCGGCGGATCTCACTGATTGCTGGTTGCCCTTGATTGAACACAACATCAACAACTGCTTGCACTTTGCGAGCGGTGGAAATACCAACGCTGTCATAAGTGGGGATGCAAACCAATCCAAAGGTCTTGGACTTGTCACCCAAACGAATAACCCGACCGATAGACTGACTGATGCCAATATAGTCCATATTACGCATGAAGATGACTGCTTCTAGTCCATTGACGTTGATGCCTTCAGACAGAATACTGTGGTGGATTACAACAAACTTCTTGTCAGATTGCTTGCCCCATGCATTGAGAGTCTCAAAGAATTGGTCACGATTGACCTTCTTACCATCAATGATTGCACCAGTCTTGGATGTAATCGTCATCCAAGAATATCCACGAAGTTGTAGTTGAGCGCAGAAGTCAGAGTTAGAAATAAGACCCATAATCTGCTTGGTTGTGCGAGCACAGATCAGAGTTTTGTCAATGTTGTTGTCATCAATCGTTTCCAGCAGATTGTCACTATCCTCTGCATACATTACCTTGCGACCCTTAACCAAAGGAAGTTGCTTGACTACAACTTTAGGAGGGAGAATGTAACCCTGTTCAACAAGTTCAGGAGCAGGAACATTGCACAGAACCTGACCATAAACATCACCCCAATTCATTCCTGGTTTAGATGCAGTCAGAGAATGTTTGGGAGTTGCAGTAAAGAAGTATGCACGATCTGCTGCATTGCTGAAGTATTCAGTAGCAGGGAAGAAGTTACGCTTAACACTATTGTGTGCCTCATCAAAGTAAATGTTATTGACCTCAATATCTGCTTGCTGAATACGCTCAAGCGAGTTGTAAGTAGTGAAGATGATTACATTCTCACCAGCAGTCCGTGCAGTATTAGCAAACAGGTGAATCTGTTCGGGTTTGGTAGAAGAATAGTGATGAGTTTCACCACTATGAACATGCATCACATGAGTGTAGGAAGTATCAATAACTTCCAGAAATTCGCTGCACAGTTGTTCTGCAAGAAGAATACGCGGAGCAACAACAACAGTAGTAATGCCTTTCGTGATAAGATCGTGAGTGGTTTGAGTATCAACAATCATCGTCAGAGTTTTGCCACCACCAGTAGGAACAATGATCTGTCCCTTGTGGTAAGAAAACATGCGATCTAGGATGCGTTCTTGATGAGGGCGAAGAGTAATAGTCACAGGCAGGTAGTCTGACACCAAAGAATAATAATAGCACCCTTACAGACGATTGTAAAGGGTGCTGACGACGCTTATACTATAAAGACACTTTGCGCGTCCCCCCTTCAAGTCATCGCAGCAATGAGAGGACTTGTGGTTTCTTGTATTGATTTCTCAAATAACATTTTACCATCGTTGTTAATATCAAATAAAATGTAATTTCTATTTGTAGCAATAGCACTTCTGCCTACAGTTCCAGACCCAGCACAAGGATCTAAAACAATAGAGTTTTGATTACTGAACATATTAACAATTCTATTGAGAAGTGCAACAGGTTTCTGTGTTGCATAATCCATCTTCTCAACTCCTTGGATCTGTTTTATATCAGACCATACATCTTTAACAGGGATTCCATCCATCTCATCCAGAAACTTCTTCACTCTAGGAATACCTGTGATTGGTGAATACTCAAGGCGATTGTCATCATGAAGCATCTGCATCCTCTCTTTTGAGATATGCCATTGGAGATCATTTCCATTCCATTCATATCTCAAATTGGGGCGAGATACAACATTAGGTTGACGATTAACCAATGCAGATGTGTTGTATTTCATATTGCGAATGGGACACATCTTTGCCTTCTTCACAGTATCATCATCGTATGCTTTGTGTTCAGAATTGTAGATAGATTCTGCACCTTTCTGATAAACAATGATCGTATCGTGATTGCGTTGGAGTTGCTTTTTTGACTTGTGGTTGCCTCCAGAGATCCAAACAATCTCATTCTTAAATCTTTTCTCACCAAAGATATCATCAAGAACAATACGAATATGATGAGAAATCTTTGGTTCTACATGCACAACAATGTTGCCACAATCGGTGAGAACGCGATGACATTCTTCCAGCAAAGGACGCATCAACAATTCGCGATAATCCGCACTGGAAGTAAATCTATCATCAAAGTGATAGAAATCTCTTCCAGTGCAATAAGGTGGATCAATATAAATTAGATCCACCGTGTTTGCATCAACTTGCTTCAGCAGTTCTCTACTGTCACCGATAGTGTATTCATTTAGCATTGTTGAGAGCAATCAGAACCTCCTTTGCGCGACCAGCATACTTTTTGCGGACAGATGCAGGGACAGAACCTACACAATATCCAGGCATATTCTTGTCTTCCAGTTCATAACTAGGAACAGCAAGAAACTCCCAGTCAGAAATATCTTCGTGACCTTTAGGAATAATAAACAGTATAACATCAAATGAGTCTACTGCATAGCGAACCTGACCATTCTTTGCACCATTGTTTGCATTTTTGCCAGTGGTGCGGCGAGTCTGCTCCATGTGCAAAGTATTGCCACCGCGATACTTAACTTGGATACGCAGACCGTTAGAAGAAAGGCGGTCATATTTCTCCTGCTGACCATCAAGGTCGTCAGGAGACTTGTCGTTTTCAATACCACATTCATCGCGCAACCATTGCGGGGCGATAATGCGTTCGGTTGGAAATGCAAGAAACTTGCCAATCTCTCGCGTGTCGCCTTCAGTGATGAGTTCTTCAAAACCGAGAGCAACGATTTCGGAAAGTGTAGTAACTCCCATCAGTGATCTCCTTGTGTTTGTATCTATTAGAGGGACATTTTAAGCGTCCCCCCCTTTGTTTGTCAAATTATTTCTTCTTCAGTATCAAATGCCATTTCAAATGGTTCATCTTCATCTTCAAGTTGATTCATGCACCAGATTTCCATATTCAAGTCACTCAACTTCTTGCGATAACCATCAAGAATAGATGGTTGAATTACTTGACCAATAGGTGCAAGAATGTTGTCTCTCCTTATCTGCCAAGAATCGTTAAGTCTTTTTTTGAATTTGATTCTAGACTCAACAATTTTCTTTGCATTGGTTGAGTTGTCTTTATTCCAGAGAAGAACTTTCACAGTCTTTGGTGGAGTTGGTGGCAGAACTTCTTCAAGAGGTGTTTTCTCTTTTGGATTTTCTCTCTCACAAACTACTCTCAAAAGTCTGTCTGCATAAGTATAGCAATATCCATCATGATCCCTGATCGGCACAACAAAATAGTAGTTGTTGTCATCCTCAACGTTGTGAGGTTTCCAATCATCAGATTCTGCGATGAAATTATCAAGATCTTCTTCGTTGTTGTTGATAGTTAATTGACCAACAACTTGTTCAGGATCCCGAAGAGAATCAAGAATCTTCGTCACAATTCTCTCAACAACTGCGGTGTTTTCATTATAACGAGTATAGCAACCCATGTGCTTCAAAAGATTCCTGACAAAAGATCTTGTGATGAGATCAAAGTCTTCATGCCTATCTTTTTCTACTTCAATAATATTGACACACGCAGTTTCAAACTGATAGTCTTTCGTATCTTCAACGATAGGACCATAAACATTTCCCCACATCGCTGCCATTGTTAGAATGGAATGATCTAGGAAAGAATTATAAATCCCACCATTAGAAGGAAAAACTCTTTTATATTTTGCAGAAGGAACTTCTTCAATCACTGGATTCTCACGACAAACTTTAAGTGTGTGCCGTCGATCAAATACTTCCTTCCAATCACCAATGGGCATAAAAGGTATGGGCCAAGATGTACGATCCCACCCGTAGAAGAGAGAACCTTTGAGTCCTACAATCTTCTGGGAAACTGTATCTTTGGTGCCGCGAACTGTATTATCCCCAACACGGAGTTCGCTTACCTTACTCATTTCCAAATTATCTAATTCAAGAAATGGAAAGTTAATGTAAATATCGTCTTCTGAATTGACGACAAGATCTTCGATGGAGAAGTTGCTTCCCCAAGTTAATTTTTTTGCCATAATTACCTCGTAATAAAGAAACCTTGACTATGCAGGTCTCATGCATTATATAGTATCACATTATTTCAAACTTGTCAACTATTTGGAGGTGAACTTGTGCTTCAGTTCTTTCTCCGACTTCTTACCAGTTGATTGAAGAACCAAATCACGCAGAACTCTCTCACCTTTCTTATACAATGCTTTGCGCTCTTTGGTAGTCTTACCAGATGCTTTTTGTGGTTTATACTTTGGCGAAACTTCAGTCTTTTTCTTCTTCGCAAGCAGTTCAGATGCAGACTTTGTTTTCTCTCCTGCTTCTCTTCTCTTGCGCTCCAAGTATGCTTTGCGTTGTGCTTCTTTTGCACTCAATGCAGCAGATCCTCTTTCCTTTTCAGGTTGCTGAACTCTGGTCTCTGTCTTACGTTGAGTGCCAATATCTTTGCGTGGTTTGTATTCCTTTGCGGGTTCCATCTTACCACCGCCTGCTGCTTTCATTCTGCGGCGTTCTGGTGCTGTTTTCTTACGTTCTGCACCAATTCTTCCACCTTCACCAGTACGACGGATTTGTGATGATCCCATCACGTCCTTGTCGTATGCTTCGGCAATAAATTGTGAGAAGGTTTTCATTTGATTGCTTAACTATTCCTATAGTATATTTAGATATGGGAAAAGTCAATAGGGGACAACCAGTTTCCTGACTGTCCCCATTCTTATCAATCTTCTTCTTTTAGTTTATCCATTGCAGACTTACTTACTTTACACACCAAGTCGTTGTCATAGAAATACTTAACACGTTCGCGGCGAGCAACAATAAGCATGTCATATTCTTCCTGTTGTTCTTTAGTGAAGCGGAAGTCTTGACGCCTCCAAGCATCACGAAGTTCTTTCAAGTGAGGCAGAACGTTCACAGTGTCAGTCATCAGAAGTCCCAGTTAGAGTTAAGAAATGCTTCAAAGGTTTTGTTGTCATCTTCTTCAAAGAGTTCATCCTCTTCAATGAAGTCAAAGTTCACAAGTTCTTCAACTTGTTGTTCATCAAGGAAAGCGTTCATAAGTTCGGTGCTTACATAATTGGAACAGTTTAGGCGTCCCCCCTTTTAATTAACAAGGATTTGAATGTCTTTACATCCCTGTTCTCGTATTACTTTCTCCCAAAAGATTGCATCATCAATCTTGAGAAATGTCGCTGTTTGAGTTGAGAATCCTTTCTTTTTCGGTTTTTGGTATTTCACTTGGTACATCATTCCAATGCCTAATTACTCCTGCAACAATGAAACAGTTAGTGATAAGGTAAGTAGCAAATATAGTAGTCCGTATAAGAGCAATATTGTCTGATTCTTTGTCACATTTTGATGCCTTCTCTCCTAGTGCTTTTGCCCACCATCTCCATGCATTTTTCCTCTTCTTCATACATTGTCTGTCTTGATCTTACATATTTAAGTTCTTTCCACTGTTCACGATAACATACAACCAAAAGTCTATCATTACTGTGAAATGGAGTATGACCAATGTCATCACGATGTCTTGGCATGACTAGCATTTCAATCGTGACATAATCATTGTCTTTGAAATACACCCATCCCTTAACATCATGTTTCCAAATTACATAATCATTGACCTCTGGTTCGTAACTCATATAAATGCTGCTTCTAATGGATTTAGGTTTAGTTGCATAGCAGAATACGGAGTTGTATTCTTTATATCTACCTGATCACCTTGTTTGGTGGCATTGATAGGCGCATAATAGCATTGCTTTTTTGTGTCGTAGAATCCCCAGATTGTGCGAGTAGGTACACCATTGTTGTAGTCAAAACGAATACTACAACGTAACCATATTGCGACAATATTCCTCTTAAACTCTTCAAACTCATAGTGATAATTTTGTGGAGATTCATGAGGAAAGTTTTCAATCATGTGGTAAATGCTTCAATAACTTGAGAATCCAGATCTTCTGCTAATTGATACGCACGAGAATTGAGAATGTTCTCTTTCAGATCTGTATAGTGTTGTTCATAGAAATTACCATTATCTTCACTGGTAATTAGATCAAAACATTCATCATCGTCTTCAGCAATTACATTCCAAATACCGCCATATTCTGACTGTGGAAAGGGAACATAGTGTTCAACAATGTAGAGATACTTTGCCATTTTCGTGTGTAAATTACATACTAATTATATCAGGAACAGTAAAACTCCGCAAGATAATAATCAACTGTGATCTCAAGTTTTGCTGCTTCCTCTTCAACCTCTTTCCAAAACTCTTCTGCTACTTTGTCCATTTCTGCTTTTTTAATCATTTCTTGGATACGTTTGGAGATCATTTGAAAGTTGCCTCGTCTTTGGGTCTGATTACCTTAAAATAGTATATCAGAAGACTGGTGATTGTTGCAACCAGTGAGAGAAAGAGAGCGATTGCTAATGAAATAGTCATCGTATTTCTTTACTTGGTGGTTGCATCAGTCTATGAATTGCTTGCTCGTGTGCATCAAACATCTTTTGATCACGTTGAATTAGAAATACATTCCAACCAAGAATGACAGCAAACCCAATCATTCCTGCGAGAATATATTTGCGGTTGGTGTTAGTCATGCTGCAAGTGCTCCAGAGGGGATTTCAACGATTTCGGGGCGTTTGTTGTCCTCAAACTCGTTCATATTGTAGCACACCCATTCACCATTGCGGAAGATGTAGGAGTATTCTTCGCCAAAAGCAAGAAACACTTTCAGGTTCTTGTCAATACGAGGAGGGCAATCATCACCACGTTGAGAATAATACAGCGGACCTTGTGCAACAGTTTCATTATTGAAACCAGCATTAGTCCAAGCAGAACTCATATCACCACCGTCAATAAGTTCAGCAGCAAGTTCTTTGCTGTTGTAATGAGTCTTCAGGATGCGACCCAACCAAGAAGGATATCCATCCCAATGGTGATAAACAGACAGAATAGATTCATCTGCAAGTTGAATACCAATGCGGGAGCGAGTTGCCATTGCGTTTGTTGCTTACACTACAGGGACACTTTGCGCGTCCCCCCTTAACCATACCTGACTTTTAGTGATTGTGAAAACTCATTGAGAAACTTGGAATGGTGGGGTAAAGTCTTTCTCTTTTCATTTTTTTCAAAATAAAATTGTTTTAATACTTCTTCAGACTGATCATCATCCACTTCATCTCTTTTTTTACAAACTTCAAATCCCAACTGACACAACCAAACTGACCAATTATGTCCAGTAAAGATGCCCATGCCTTTATTGGGTAGAGTATACTCATTCATCTTAAGATCATCAACAAAAGACAACAATCTACTTGTTTCTTGATAATTATCTTTTACCCATTCCCAAAACTTTCCATCCCTTTGAGTATTCCAATAGTGCATATTAACAAAATCAACAGAATCCTCAAAATAATATTTCATAGAGGAATTGAACACTGAAGGATCAACATCGGTAAAGAATCCAGTTCTAATTGGATTAGCAAGTTGCCAGATTCCAGCACAAATTAAAGTGATTCCAGTGCTCTCTAAAGGTTCAATGAATCCAGCAGATAATCCAATAGAAATTACATTCCCCTGCCACATATTCTCATGATAATATGGAGTCCAATCAATCACCTTAAGTGATTCTCTATCTACTCTATTATTCCAATATTTTACATAATAATCTTTTGCTTCTTCTATATCTGTAACTGATCTATTGAATACCAACCCAGATCCAATACGACTGCGAACAGGTATGTTCCAAATCCACCCGTGATCTACAGCATCACAAATTACATAGGGATTTCTTTCTTTGTCAACATCATTATATGGAATGTGACCAGCAATAGCAGTGTCACAAAATAATCTATCTCTCAAATTAAGAGGTTGAGATTTAGGACTGATGACTCTTTTGAATCCAGTGCAATCAATAAACAAACTTGAAGTAATAACTGTACCATCTTCAAGAGTAATATTTTCTACATTATCATTATCAAATTTTACATTAACGACTTCTTTCTTTATTAACGTAACATTTTTCCTTGATAGTAGTTTCTTCTGTAAGAATTTAACTAATTTTCCACAATCAATATGGAAAGCATAAACGTCAAGATTATCTGGATCTACAGAATTATCAAAGACTGAAGACTCATACAGTTCAGTTGCATAAGTTTTATAGTCATAATGTTGATGCTTTGACCATAGATCTTGTAATTCAGCATTAAGTGGTTTAACGTGTGGAAAATAAAAAGGGTGCCAAATATCTTCACCATCTTTATGCCAGTTAGTGAATAAAATACCAGACTTTAATGTAGCATCTATTTCATTAAACCATTCATTGATTGGTATGCCACTATCATCCATAATATCTTTGAAAGATAATGTAGTTGCTTCACCAACTCCTACGGGATTTCCATCCTTCTTATCAATTACAACTATATCTACTCCAAGAGGAGCATTTTTACTCAAATATGCAGCAGTCAACCAAGCAGAAGTGCCACCGCCGACAATAGTTATTTTTTCTATTCTATTAGATTTCATTTATAACTTAAGTCTAATACAATTTTACATTAAAAAAAGGTGCTTGTAAAGCACCTTTTCAAATTAACCACCCCTTTCTCTCAAACTCCGCACAAGATATTCAGTAAATTGTTCCATCTTATCGGGATGAACTGAATGTGGCGCTTGGTTAATAACACTTTTGAGTGCTATCATTTCACTCATTTCATCATCGGTTAGTTCGTTTGCTTTTGATGGTTTGGTCATTGAATGTTTGAATCTCAACACATTATATCAGTATTTAACCACAATACCCGTGTTCTTAAGGTTTTCTTTGGGATTGATCAATGGATCTTAATCTTTATCAAAGAATGAACCAAAGAGACCATTATCTCCAGGTTTACGATTCTCCAACTTATCAAGAATAGCGTCAGTGCTTTGAAGTGTTTCAATGCGGTGAATCATATCAGCGATTACACTACAAACCATAGGACGTTCTTGACGGGCAGCGTATGATAATGCATTACGCAATGATGCCTCTGCTTCTTTCAAACTCTCTTCAACTGATTCAGATAGTGCCATTATGATCCTCACATTTTTGGTAGAAAGTTCCATTTACATAGCAGGACTTTCCAGGTTCATAGTATTTTACTGCATTTGGGCGATTGTTGTCAAGAACACAGTAATCACCCTGTCCAGTGGTAAGACCTTCAGCACACATTGATACAACCAATGGGGCAAGGAGTTTAAGAGTGTACATTACTAGATTCCAGATGCTTTCTTGATTTCTTCATATAGGTCATATTGCATATTCAGTCTATCACTTGCATCAAGTTGTGCTCGTTTGTTATAGTATTCTGCTTCACGCAGATTGTATTCACGACACTTCTTTTTATCGTTTTCGGTTGCCGCACGTTCACACATTGCGTCCATTTCTTCTTCAGTGTACTGCTTGCGCTCTTCTGAATAAGAGTTTTCTTCCCAGAAGTCATTCCACATTTTCTTACACTCTGGAGAAGAATCATCTCCAGCACACACAATGGGTTCCTTACTATCAGGACCAGTGAGAGATACAATACCTACATTTGAACTACCCATCAAGGAAACAAGTTCTGTCAATTTTTGCAATTTCTTCCCATGATAATCAATACTGTCGGAGATGACTTTTACGATTGTATCGTAGATTTCTTGAGGGGAGATATCTTCATTCTCTACAACATCATGCATCCAATTATCCAATTGTTCAAGAGAATAGGGTTTGTAGTCAGACATCGGTGTAGTCTTTAATTGCTTCTTCCATAATAATTCTGATCTGCTCATCTGTCAACCCATTTAACCAAGACCAATTTGGGTCTTGTGAGTCCCAATTCATAGAGAACGAAGCGTCTTCGTTTTTAGTTATTTTTAGACTGTCGCTCACTTTTTCTTACCCTTTTAAGTTCTTTTAATTCTTGTTTGATAAGTTTATATGCAATTTCGCCGTCAATTTTATCACCCATTTCCATTGCAATAATCACTTCGGTGCGAGTACCAAAATGTTGTAATGCCCGTTCAAATGAATCTAAATCTTCATACATCGGTCTTATTTTCTGATAGAATATCTATGCGAGCATCTAGTGAGTTCCAACACTCATAAAGTGCATTAGACTGTCCAACATTTTCTTCTTCAAGAACTTTAACACGATCTTCAAGTTCTTGAATTTTTTTCTCTAAAACTTCAATAGGAGAGGGTTCATTGATTCCCCATTTCTGAAAAAACCAATAAGGATTTTGTTTCATAATACACCCACTTCTTTCAGATAATTTCTGTATGCAGCATACCTTTGCCACTTTGGTTGGTTTGGAACATTTAACTGGTGGCAAATCTCACAATACATCAACCACTCATACCAGGGAGTAGTAGGATCTAACTCATGGTAAGGATAATCAGAGTTTTCCACCCACAGTTCCCTCATAAGATTTAGTATCACCAAAACCTTCTTGTTTTCCTTTGAGATAGAATCGTGTTGCACGAATACATGCCTCTTCGGTCAAAGCAGTGACTAAACCATTTCCTTCTTTATCTTTTGAATCCCAAAGTCCATAACTTTTTTGTTCAACATAGAAAGCATCATCAATTAGTTTTTTGTCCATTCGTAAGGTGCAGTTGGCGTTCAAATTCAAACTTTAATGGAAGAAGATGTGATGACACAAATCCCTCATATTGATTACCTGCAACAAGGTGAGATATATTTTTAATCTGTTGCAGTGCGAGAATAAGTTTAACCCTCTTGTCCATTCTTTTTGATCAAATCGGGGTGGGGAGCATACAATGGACCTTGGTAATCGTGAGGACGATTGACTCGGTTATTTACAATTCCATTATGAAGTTGTTTAAGTGCTGCTACAACTTCAGGAGTTTCTTCCCAAGTCCATACATCTCCAGTCTTTCCAGTAAATGTGCGTTGAGTCATTAGTTTTCCTCTTCATGTTCATCAGTATAAACCACATCAAACAGTTCGTCAAGTATTGCACTACACTCCCAATATTCTAGGGTGTCATTGACACACTTTTCCATTTGATATCGGCGCAGTGCTCTATGAATAAGTTTCCATTGATCTTGCCTGAATTCCATATTACTCTCCTAATGTGTGAATAACTGGTTTTTCGTGCGCTAGGATGCTATAAAGTTCTTGATTTTGCCCAGCAGAAACAGGAACAAATTCAGTTTCTGAATCAAATTCACTATCACGAATTGCTTGGTTGATGACAATAGAACCCTCTTCGCCTGAAGTGCTGCGATGATATGTCATTTTAGGAACTACAAGAGCACCAGAAGAACGATTGAGATGAACAATATGATACGGATATTTCCACTCGGGATTAACCAATTCAAAGATTCTCACACCAGATAGAACACGATTATGATCTATTTGATGACGGTGAATGTAAAATTGTTTCGCACCAATGACATCATTCGGGGGTGAGATGGCAGGTCCAGTATGAACAACCAGGTCAGATGCATTTGATTTCTCCACAGAAATGTCATAGAAGATGACTGAATCGGTTTCACGAAAAACACGATGTTTCTTGAAATTGACTTCACTCATAGTTGATTAGGGCATTTTGTAATTACACTTGAGACAGCAAGAGATTTAATTTCAAGAGGTGATGCATCATTAATGATCTTTATGACATTATCAGGACCATACTGTTTGTTTGCCATACTGTAGGCAAGGAAGGTTGCTTTAACAACATCCTTTTCAGTTTCCATTAAAGCACAGAAATCTGCGGACATTGTATTCAATAAGGATGCGAGAGTAAGTTCTAACATTTTCAGTATTTGATATAGTGTGGTTTGTCAGTGTCAAAGGTTGTCCATTTTGCTATGTTAAGACACATCAGCACAGTTTCATGTTCTCTATTATATAACTCCCAATCACCTTTACACATAGCACTGTAGCGCCTTTGATAAGCACACTGCCAAACATATTTAAAAATTTTATCTTTTTCAGACAGACTCATCACTCATCAGTCAAATGATCTGCACACGCAAGTGTATCACAAGGAGGACATTCTTTCTGACTCTCCAGTGCTTCTTTGAGAGCATCTGTAACATTCTCTTTGAATGAACGATAAGGAATGAAGAGTTCGTCATCTTCAGTCTTATAGTCCTGATGTGTCTCTTTGAACTTACGATCTACATCATACAGGAGATTTGTTACGATGTCATTGATGACTTCAATGGACTTTGGTGTGAGTGAGTGCCACTCAAAACCAGGGAACATATCATCCTTGACACGATTTAGCAGTGCTCTCTTACAATGCCATTGATTATCAAAGATCTGGGTAAATGCTTCCCAGTCATGTTGAGATTTGAAATGTGGGATACTCATTGTTGTTTCTTTACAGGTTCCATAGGTTGACGACCACGAAGATTGTATGGATCAGCACCTAAAGGTACATTATTGTATTTGAGATCCATTATAGCATGTGCTAGGTCAATAATACAATCGTTTCTGATTGTCTTTGGGTTTTGTGGACGAGTGAAAACATCATCCCACCAGTCGGCAATCACATCATAAAGTTTCTGTTCTTCTTCAGTCATCTTTCAACTCCATGTAATCTCTTGCCTGATAAAACAATTCATCCCGCCAGTTACGACCAGCAATGTCAAATGTAAATCCTAACTTACCAATAGAAAGTAGGAATGAGAATAGTTTACCATATCCCATAGTGATTTGGAGATAAGGAAACTCAATCCAATTACCATACTCACCGATGTCAAATGACATCTGAAGTAGGGAATAGTTCTTTGTAGTAAGGATCGTCATATAATACTCCTTACCATAATCTTCACGGATGCCGAATTGAATGAGTTTCATTATGCTACTCCATCAGCACTGTCAACAACATTCTCTTTGTGGTGAGCGTTCATCTTCGCCCATTGTGCGTCACGCTCTTTCCACTCCTGGTATTTCTTCTCCAGGTCTTCATCCATTGTGATCTCATATTCATCACAGACCTTACGCTGTTCTTTCTCATCCACATAATCATTGAAGACCAATGACATAGCACCAGAACGAATAGAACTGGGAGACATACCTACACAGAGCAGGAACTTCTCAAAGAGTTTGAAATACTGAGTGGAGTTAAGATCAGCAGCAGGAGCAGTGATCAGGTAATGCTCTTCTGGGATAAAGTCATCAACAACAGTAGAACCAAACCCACTACCATATGTGGGAGTGAATGTAGCATCAAACTTAAATTGAACAGTTGCATCATACGTCATCAGATTTCACCAGAGAAAAAGAACCATCTTTGTTGTCAATCCATTGTAGCACATCACCCTCTTTCCATCCAAGTTCTTTCATCATCTCATTAGGAAATGTGATCACTCCATCATCATCAACAGTCAGTGTAGTTCTCATTGTGGATTGCAAATAATAAAGTCTGCATAATTACCATAAGTATCCTGTGCTTGCTTGCAGAAATACTGTGGCGGTGGTTCAGGTATCTTGGAAAGAGTCACAAGAGCAATGATTACCTGAAAGAATGGAAGAATAAAAACAATTTTATTCCGCATTTAACATGTACTCCAATTCATTCAGTTTATTAAACTCTTGATGCGCTTTTTCTGCACGTTCAGAAATAATATCAAGAATGTCTGCGTAGATGGTGGAATTGTCCACATAATCATCAAAATACTTATCCAATGCTTCTTTCAAGTAGCGTTTCCGATGCCACTCTGGAGAATAGGGTTTGTAGTCCATAACAATACTGTATATGCTTGGTATTATAGCGCCTCTAATCTTCATTGTCAAGTTCTTTCAGATAATCAATCCACCACTGGGGGTCTTTCTCCATTCTCCATTTAGGCACAGGAAGTCCTTTCTCAAAGTAATACTCCCAGAGTGCCTGCTCAATAATTTCTTTAGTCTCAATAATTCTCTTCTTCTTCATCAACGTCTCCATATGCATTTTCCACGTAGGGTCCGTGTGGTCGTTTGGAGTCCTCTCTGACATAAGTTTGCTCTTCGTTGACGGCAGAAATCCATAACGAAAGTTTCATTACCAACCATATCACAACAAGAGGTAAAAAGCAAGCAA